CTCCAGTTGACTGCAAGATTCTGCATAAACAAACTCTTACCTGATCCTGAGCCACCTGCAAAAATTTGTAATTCACCTCTGTTAAAACCACCATATAGTTTACTGTCAACCGTAGGCCAACCTGTGCTGATTTGTCCATTATTACTTTTTAGTGCCATCAATCTAGCACGTGGATCAGCAAAGTAATCAGTACCCATATCCTTTGTTATACTGATTTGAACTGCATCTTTGACTAGTTTTTCAACAGGATCGTAATTACCTTTTTCTAATAAATCTGCTGCTTTTAAAATAGCTCTTTCTAATTCTTGTCTACGTGTAAATTTTTCAAATTCATCTAAAAACCATTCAAAATGACCTTGTGATAATTCTGGTATAGGTTCAATTTCTATCCCACATGTGGCTAATACCTGTTCCGCTTCTGGAAGTACATTATATTTTTCTGAATGCGATTGAAAAAATTTTGCAACTGGTCTCAATGATTTATCGAAATTCTCAGCATTCATTATGTTTGAAACTCTAGTGTATAATTCTCCATTCGTAATCATCATACGCAAGAAAAGTTTCTGTACATCTATGTTATAATCAGTTACCAATTCGTTTCCTCATCATTTCTATTTTTATTTTACTTGTCGTTGCACTCTGTATAATACTTAATAACGTAGGTAGCTTTCCATATTTTATTACAGCATCATTTACATCTTTTACGTCTGTATCCCAATTTGGTAGACTAACTTTGAATCCCACTTCTAACGCTCTTTCACATGTATCTAATCCTGTTTTATCTCTGTCAGGCACAAAAATAACTTCTTTGTTAAGTTGTTTTATCAATCTTACCTGATCATCATTAATTGTATTATGTGTCAAAGCCAATCCATCAATACATAATGCATCGAAAATACCTTCCATCAGTAATGCAATTTGCCAATCTTTCTTTTGATTATCATAACCAAATACATAGCCTGGTTGTTGATCATTTATGTATTTAGGTATTCTATCGTCTAAAAAGCGGCTTGTGTGTCCTACAATTTCACCATTGTAATAATAAGGTATAATTATTCTGTTTGCGTTTCTTCCCTCATCATTGGGAGCTACAAAAAACTGGTGTTCAAAATAATTTATTTTTCTAGTAGTCAAATAATCAATGTATTGTTTATGTAGTGGGTTTACCTCATCCAACGCTTCTGATTCTGGTAATTTCTTAGGCTTAAAAACAAGGTCTTTTTCTTTTTTAAATTTTTTTGTAAAATCTAGTAAATCTTTGTTTTGTAAACTTTCTATATTCCATCGTTGAATTTGTGTTTCGTCGATACCGCACCATTTAAGTAGATCACGGGTGCGCTTACTTATACTGCGTCCTAGTTCATAATGACAGCTAAACGAACAATTAAAGCAGTTGTATGTCCAATTACTTCCGTCAAATTTTATACCACCCCTATGTCTTTTATCAGGTTTATGTCCACGTTTATCGCAACATACCGCGTTAAAACTATACCAGCCACTATGGGTTAGCTTTTTCTTATTTGGAATTACTGTGAGGATATCAAACATACTATTATTATAGTACATTAATTTGTAAAAATACAATAGATTGGAATTCTATCTAGCCAAAATGTGTGCTACTGTTCCGCCGGTTGAAGTAAACTGCAATTGAATGTATGGGTGAAATCCATTTATCGTAGTACCAAACGTACTAGTATTTGCAGTAAAATTACCCAAAGATTCAATTGTGTACCAATCTGCATCAACTGTTGTAGAACCTAAAATGTTAATATTACCGGAATAATTACTTAAAGAAGTTTGGATCGTTATTTTACTTGAACCGTTGAGTCCTAACACACTACTGTAATATGTAGTGCCTGAGTTTGAAACTTCTCCGTGACTTGGTATTGTCACACGTGTGCTAGGTACATGTTTTGGTAATATTCCGTCCATTATCTGACAGACGCCTCTTGCGTCAGCTTCGCTGTTTGTAAAGATAGGTAAAGTTAAATTACCATCAACAATATCAAGACTAAAGCTTCCTATTTGAGCATCAATTTCCATTAATTCAGCTTGAGTAATTGTTAAGTTAGCTAACCCTTTTAAGGGGAGTGTAACATTCACAGTCTTTTGAATATCGACGCTTGTGCCTTCAGAATTAATGAATCTAAATGTGATTTGTTTTCCTGTCAAATCAATAGACTTTTGCTCCTGATTTAGGAATTGAAATTGAATTTTATTGTCTACCCCTTTGTTAAGGGTCAAATTTTTGGCATACACGATTTGATATCTCCTAGGTGAATCACCCTCAAATAGAACGACTTGATACTTTGGTGTATAGTTATAAACGCTTGTTGAGTACACTTTTCTAGTCCTTTTTATTATTTATTCAACTAAATATGCTATACATTTATAAAATATTTTGGATAAATTATTCGATAAATATTCCGAGAATTAGAAGAAAATGCACAACGAATTTTTTAAAAAATTATCCGAAAATCATCCATTCATCACTGTCTGTTCCTATTCAGGTCAAGACTATGTAGGAATCATACAAAACCGAGACGATATTGTAACAACAATATATGACTATGGGTCCATTGTACAAAATGAACTGAGAGAACGATTTCTTGAACTAGGGGAAATATGGTGGTGGGAAAGTAATAGACTCATCCCTATCAATATGTTCCTAAGAGAAGAATGGGCTCCATTTAAAATTTATTTAAGGACTTTTAATAATAAAAGTTTAGAGATTATACATGGACCTATATGCAGCATGAGCGACTTACATAAGAAAAAAACTAAACGTAGGAGTATTACATTAGTCCAGCGTATGCCCTAATTTTTCAAGATAGTTCATGTGTACTACTACTAAATGAGCATATGCAACACTGTGACTTTTCTTAAAGCTATACCCGTCATCAGATTTGTCCCAAACTGTTTTAGCAACTTCAGCCCACTGCTTACCTAATAGGTGTTTTTTTGCTGGTCTTATACAAGCTAGGAACATAGCAAGTCTAGGTATACTATCAACTGGTTCAGGCATTTTTTGTAAGTTATTATAGTGGTTGCCCAAATGTACTAATTGCTCTACAAACTCTTTTTTGTTTAACAAACTCCAATTAGGTTCTTTCATCAATTTAATTAATTCTTGTTCTGATTGTATATCTTGATATACATGCACATTTAAGAAATCTAATTTTACATAACCGCGGTCTTCTGCTTCTGTATAATCTATGTTTGCCATATCATTAAGTGCATCATATGGTATTTCTGTAACATATACACCAGTATTATGTTTTCTCATAGGATTTACATTGCGCATAGCAGCAGAAATGTGTTTAATATGTTCCAATATCAAATCACGATTACCAAAGTCTATGTCAATGTCACTTTTAAATGTCATTTTAAAGCGAATCCTTTATCCATTAATTTCTTATATGCATCTTGTACTACTATTGCTTGGTGAGCAGCATCTTCAACTGCTTTGTGTGTTGTCTTTGTGCTATACTTTTTATCTTTCAAACTTACACCGGCAATCTCAAACAATGTTCTAGTATCACGTACTGTATAAAAAGGCCATGGAATAGGGTTAGGTCTATCTGTAAGTGTTTGTCGCATTGCAGTTTCCATCACAACAACGTCAAATGGTGCACCATGACTCCATACTGCCTGACGATTCCAACAAAACTTGTAAAGTTTTTCCATACAATCTTTTAATGGTTCTCTATCATTATCGCCCATTGCTTCTTCTAGTGCTGCAGAATTTTGTGTACTCCACCAACGAATAGTATCATCATTTATAATGCGATTGTATATTTCAGTTTGATCTTCCAGTGTTGGCCTTAGTTCTAGTTTTTCTACAATACCATCACCGCGAGGATCAAATCTTACTGCACCAATAGTAAGTATAACACAATACGGACTTGTGTCAAGGCTTTCAATGTCAATCATAATATGATTAGCCATTACTCATAATCTTTCGTAAGTATATCAACAACATCTTTGTATTCAAAATCTTTTCTTTCTTTATGCCAACGATGCAACCAAGGTGTACGATTACATTCTTCTACATGTTCCATTACTGCTTTATATCCTGCTGATTCAATTGCTTCACCTAAAAATAAACTCATGACTGGTTTACCCCAATGATAAACTACCATTAACATAGGATCAGTTGGATGCGTATCCCAAGAAAATTCTTGATTGTGATGATCCTTCAAAGGCGGTATTTCAGACAAACGATTCATTTTTTCTCTTTTGTTTTAATCAAACACAAACTTGTATGCTCTTTAACTTTTGTCCATTCTTCCCTAGCCTTCATACATTCTTCGTGTGTAGGATATTCTTTTGTGTATACAAATTTAATCTTTGATGGATCTTCTGTCCATAATTGAACACTTAAAATCCAAACAACAATTAATTCATTCATTTTATCACCTTAAATCTAGTACATTTAGGATAAAAAGGATATTCCCTATAAAAGTCTGCCCATCGATGGCACTCAGCCATTGTATCATATGTTTGCTCGACATACAACTTGGGCGGGTCACTTGACAATAGCATTACTGTTAGAATATAAACATACATATCAACCCCATACCAACAAAAAAGCAGTTATCTCTTTTCTATCTTTAAATTTAAACATATCAAAACTAATTCTTTTGCCACATTTTGATGTTTCACACCACTGTTGTACCGGATCTAAATCTTCTTCTCTAAGTCCAGTTGGTGTAATTGCACCATGAGCATAGACTAAGTTAGCCTGTAATATAAGTGGCTTTATAGGATCTTCATACCATACCAATCGTTTTGTATTCAGCATCTCCGTAACTCTTTGTATTAGTTTGTCAATATCTTTTTTTCTCATGTCCATTTTAATGTGAACCAAGTTGCATGTGCTTCTTCGTAAAATACGAAAACTGTATGCTCCGGTGCAACGAAATCTCCACTCCAATCTTGATACTTTGCTTGATTATATTGAAAATCAAAATCTTTGTGTTGTATCATTCCAGCATCACGCATCTCTTTGACTATCTCAATAATCTCAGAGGGTTTTTTGTATTGTAATACAATTTCTATCAACTCCACCTCAACATAAACATGATCAATTCCGTTTCACTTGTAAACTCAATTACAGACCCTTGAAAAGCAGATTTACCCTTAGATAAATTATCATCACACCAGTCTTTTAACTCAGCCTCCTGGTGCATCCAATACAAAAAATCTGTTAGTATAATGTAACCACTACCATCGTTTAATGCACCATGGCTTATTACATAAGTTTCCATTTACCATTTCAATTCTTGTAGCAGGTCTTTTACTTCTTTTACGTCACTTTCTTGTTTGGAAAACTTTACTGCCCATTGAATAGGATTTATATAATCGTAAATCATTTTAATTAAATCTTCTGGTAGCTCATCTAAAAACTTTTTACCACCGTCGCTTTGATATAATACCCATGGACTTATTTTACCATTTGTTATAACTTGACATATCTTGCTCTTGCTTCCATATCTTAATAAATCGTTTGGTTGTAAATTTTCTGTCTGTGCAAGTTCTAAACACATTTCAATACTACGTTGAACTGCATCAATTGGGTTTTCTGTTTTCAAGTAATCTATTAGATACTCAGTATAACTTTTGTCACTGATCCAATTATCTAACTTCACATTGTTTTTTACATAGTAGTCTACTAATCGTGTAACATTAACTGCGTTAATATCAACACAGTAGTTACCAAATTTTACAAATGCTGTATAGTACGCTGATTTAATGAATTCTTCATATGTCTTTTCTTTTTTAGCAGCACTATGTTTTTTATAAAATTGCACAAAACTTTGATATCCTATTTGATTGCCGCGGCGATCACGCTCTAACCAACGATGCTTATATTCACATATATGTTTTAGCATGGTACTTTCTCTTGCAAAACTACGTTTGCAAAATTCGCAGCCAAAATTAGTTTCCACAATCTTTTTCATATTCAATTATCTGTTCATCTGTAACAACTTCATTTAGTGCATCTATATCTGAAACTTTTAAGTTAGGAAAAAGTTGTGCTAATTTAAATTTTCTTTTTTGTATTCTTGTATATTCTTTACTTAACTCACTTAATATTTCTTTGTCAGTCTTTGGATATACTTTAGAAAAATAATCTTGAATATCTTTTGTCTTTGCTTCTTCAGTCAGTAATGTATAATTACGTTTAATGTGCGGTATCCATTTGTGAAATTGCTTTCCCATATTTGGACTAACCGCACATAATATTAACCATTGTAACTTGTTATGCTTGATAACGTTTTCATGAAATATATGTTGGTTTGCAGCGTAATCTGTGTTTAGCAAGTAATAACGTTGTAAATCAGGTATCCCCGACACTGCACTAAGCCAATGTAGCAACATGAATGGACTAAATCCTTTCTGTTGCTCCAAGGTCAATCGATCAAAAAACTCATAATCTTTTTTGTCTAATGCAGCTAGTGCATCAAACAATGGAAAGTCGATATCAGTAAACTTCTCGTCCGTACTTGTCTTTTGCTTATTCACTAGAATGCCTGTTTATAATCAACAATTTCACAGTTTCTACTAACCTCTTTGACAAAGTAAACACATCTGGGCTTTTCGGTATCTTCAATTGGTACACAAAGAAATTGCCCGTTCTTTAATCTCGGCGCATACCAAACTACATCATGATAAATGTCCATAACTTCTATGTCACAAAATGTGGGTTTAAAACTACTTAATGGATTAAATTCAAATGCTTTAAAGCCTCTATCATTAATGCTTGTTAATGGTAGTGTTTCTAAATCTCCCAATTCAGGTTCACCAATAAGTATTTGCCATTCAACTGGCATTTTGATAATTTTATTATCAATACGTAATACAAGTGCAGGGCTGTTAAAGCTTTCTAAAAAAATCAAAGGTATATAATGATAATCAACGTTTGCTGGATTACTATTATCTAAGATTGCGAATCTTAAATCGTCAATTTCTTCAGGTAACGTTTCTAAATTGTACACTGAATTGTCTAAGGTTAATATTTTCATATTTGCATTATATCACTTATAGTCTAACTTTTCTATACTAAACGGATAGTTAGCTTCCCGATAAAATTCTTTTCGCTTAGTTAAGTGTCGTTTACTAAATTTACATGAACTAGTTATGTCCCAAATTTGGACGAAATCTTTATCTTCAGCTTTTCGGATACCTCTACCAATCGATTGTATAACCCGAACGAAGCTTTTTCCAGGTTCAACAAGAACAAGATTAAAGATACGGGGTATATTAATACCCACAGCAGCCACACCGTAAGTCGCAACAGCAACTTTGTCATCACTCGTCGCAAAATCATCATATTCTTCTTTCCGTTCTGTTAGTTTTGTTTCACCACTTACAAATACTGCATTGGGTATTCTGTCAATGAGTTCTTTCCCTGCGTTAACTCTATCTACAAGTACTAAAGTATTTCCCGTTTCTTTAATGTTTAATACTAATTGTGCAATTGTATCAAGCCTTTTTTGATCCTCAAGTAAATGTTTTAATTCACTTTGATAATTACTGAACTCTACGTGATCTTGTAATTGAATAACATTGACATGGCAGTTCGCAAGCACACCTCGATCTTGTAATTCGCTTGCTGCAAGTTTGTTTATAACAGGACCAATACTAACAAATAACGATTGACTACTAAACAATTCTTTGGGTATAGTTCCTGTAAGTCCCCAACGAATTGGAACGTTAGCAAACAAGCCTGTCAACATAGTTTTAAGTACATCTGCTTTCGCTTGATGTACCTCATCAATAATAATGCATATTAAATCTTCCATAAAGGTTTGAAGTTTTTCTGCATTATCTGTATCATCTTTATTTTTAATGAGATAATTTAAACTTTGCCAAGTACAAATCGTATGAGTGTGTCCTAGTTCTTTTCTATCACCAAAGTAAACTCCTACATCTAAACCTAAATTTATATAATCTGCTTCAGTTTGAACTACTAAACTTTTATTAGGAACAATTACAATACTTCTACCATATTGTTCTACGCTGTGACTTAGTGCAGCCGTCATAATTGTTTTGCCTGCACCAGTAGCTACTTCTTGCATACACTGCGGATTAGCTAAAAAATTATTTATAATTTCAATTTGATAGTCACGTAACAGTATTGGTTGACCTTCTATAGTATGACCTTTTGGCCATGCCTTATGTGCAAATGTATCCTCGGACACTTGAGCAAAATTAAATGAATGGCTAACCTCACGTAAATCATTTAATTCTATATCATACCCTGCACTGTCTAAGTATGGGATAATTTTATCAAGTAAATTTATAAACGTACTTCCACCCAAACTAAAGTAACTTACTTTGCCGTTCCATCGTCCAAGTTTTACAGCAGGAAGGTACCTAGCTCCAGGTACCTCATACTCAAACATTTTCATAAGTGACTTTCGTTCAGTTAACTCAAGCCCCTCTATCTTGCAATTTACTTCATCTTTAATTATTATTTTACATGGTTTCATTTAATGTCGATTGGGTTAGAATTTACTAAATTTATTATTTTGCCTGCATAGAAACATCCTGCCCCTGAGAAACTATATGCAGACATTGATTTTAAAATAACAGGCATGTTGTATGATCTTACGGACAAAGTAATTTTACGCATATTAGTAGATTGTACAGGAAAATCTACATATTGTGCAAGTGTTTTGTGATAAGTCTCTGATTCGGAAGTTGAATGTATTGAGGCATGTAATGCGTAATCACAATTTATTTTCTTAAGTTTATCTGCTATCCCTGCTATGTCTGAAACCTCATGAATATTTTGTCTATTAATTGCAAATATCAAATCATCTATTGAATAGATTGTTAATAATTCTTTTTTTAAACTATCGCTGATTGTAATGCCATATGAACACAATAATGCCAAAGTGCTTAAATCAGTATCTAATACAATATGATTTGTAGCTGAATCTAATGATTCATTCAAATTAAAAATATATAGATTTCCATTACATCTAGTTAATGTTGGGTTCCAACAACTGTATTCATCATGTATAGAAATTTCGTTTATTATTTGGTGTACATTTTCACAAAACTTTATATCCTGATAATGTTTCATTACACAGTTAAGTATTACTTTTAACTTATGTAAACCAAACTCTGTATTGTAATACCTTTTTTCTCTATTCCATATCATTACTGACTGGTCTCTAAACTCCTGAACAAAGGCTTGTTTGAATGGACACCGTAAAATTAATTCATTGCCTTCTATGCTTATTTGTGCATGAGTAAAATCAGGACTACTTTGTACAACTTTGAGTGTCCAAGGCAGTTCAGATAAATGGTCAGCGTCATATTGGTGTGAAGATAATTGCTTTTTATATTTTTTCACCACTTTAGTAAACAATGCCGCTTGATTACTTGTTATAGCCTTTCTGGGCAGTACATTATTCAACTGTAAATTATAAAAAAATTTTTGGTCGTACCTAGACAAGCTTACATGATTAAGCATTAAATCCAAAACTTCTTCCGCATTCAACAGTCTATTCATAACTTAATTTTAAACTAATATGTAAAATAATTCAACGCAAATGGCTAATGGGAGCTTTCGCTCCCATTGCCTAGTTGATAAATCTTAACTACGTTTCATGCAAGTAGTGCTAGCAAGTGTTTTCCAGTTGGAGCTGATCTTGACCAAATCAGCAATTTTCAAGCACATACGCAAACTAAGTTCATGCAACTTAGTTTTGTTTTCTTGCATGAAAGCAAAAATTTCTTCTGCTTGACCCTCTTCAAAATTATAGTCGCGGAACAGACCACCATCGCTATCACGATGAACTTGCTTGATGCGCAACATCTTGTCACGCTCCGTATCAATTGTCAGGTCAAGAAAGTGACAACGTGACTGCAATGCCTCGAGGTGATCTTGCAATTTTTTCGACTTGACGTTTTCAAACTTCAAGTTGGTGATGAAGATTGCAGAACCCTCAAAGTTAAACTGATCTGGGATGCCCTCACGGCGCAACATAGAACTGTCACTGTTCCAGCAGATACGGCGACGTTTGCCCGAATCAAGTGCTGCCTTTAGAATGTTGAGTGACAATTCATCCTGAAAAACGCTATCACAGTCATCAAACACCAACACGTTTTTCTTGTCAGAATATTTGTACAACTGTGCATACAGACCCAGTGCAGTCATTGCACCTTTAACAACTTCATAACGAACACGTTTGCCAGCAAGCTTGTCAAACATGCTTGCTTTTTCTAATTGAGTTTCGACACCAAAACTTTTGCCTACACCTGGAGGACCTGATACAATCATAGCCCGAATATCACTATTGATTGCAGCCTTAGTCATCTCATCAAGAACTGCAAAACGGGTAGCAATGCGATCCATTGCTTCTTCATCAGTTTCAACTGGCTTAGATTCTTTTGCTTTAAATGCAATTGCGTTTTCACTCACTTTTGGCTCTCCATCTACAAAAATAATATCGTTAATAGAATTAACTTTCACTTTGACAACATCAATTGCAATGTCAAATTGACCGTCGTTTTTTACAGTAACATAGTTACCTTTTTTACCTGTTTGAAAATCTTTAACAAGTGTAAATTCTTGATTGATTACGGGCTTGTTGCGATATTCGCCGAATTTGACAAGAATCGTACTCATATTAGCTCCTAGTTATCAATTTATTTGATAATTATACACAATACCTGATTAATTGTCAAGTGTTGCAATTACTCTAATGTAAGTATTTCCACCTGAACGATGATAGAAATTTGTTTCACTTTGTGTAACTTTGATCGGGCTATCGTAATTCAAATCTTGATAGATTTGTTTTAGTGTTGCTAAAATTGCATCAGCTTTCAAGTCACTTATCATAAATGAAACACTACGACGATTCTTGTCAAACTTAGAAGTCTTGTCAGTCCAGCAACCTGAATATCTTGCATTATTGACATCTAATGCAATTTTGATAAGTTTTCTTGCTGTTTTTGTATTGGGTATATTCATATGTAGCTCCTTGTTATTCACTATACCCATATTGTATACCCAAACACATTTATTGTCAAATGTTATCTATAATGAAATATCTTCCATACCTGCTGTTCTCAATTTGACAACATGACCCATTTGCCATTGCTTAGCATCAAGCCCCTTAAGTACACCTAACCAGCGATTACGCAATAATGCTACCTCGTTAATTATTGTTTCAAAATCAATTACTTCTTCTTCACCGTCGACATATTTTTCAGCGTCCCGGCTAGTTAAAACTCTATTGTATGATTCTAGATATTTTTGAAAATGCTTTCTTCGTATCTTGCGCAATTGTATATTTAAAAAATTTAACACAGCCTCAATTTCTTGAAGCTGGTTAAATCTATGTTCAGTAACACCCGGAAGTGCTGTAATGTTTTTTTCTAAGTTACCAAAAATTTTAACATCATTTTTAGCCTTAAGTAATTCATCTTCATAAAATGAAATGAAATCCGGTATTACAGATAAGTCAGTTGAAACTTTGGTATACCAAGTCATAATGGCCCTAATTAATAACGTTCATAATCATCATAGTCATCATCATATTCATCTTCTTCCTCATCATGTAGACTTTGATCGTCATAAAATAGTAGTGCTTTGGCAATGTCTTTGTCGCCTCTAAACTCCTCTTTTATTTCACTGGCCTCATAATTATTTTCCATCAAATAATTTACAAGTGTTTCTGCGGCTTCTTTTCTTTCGTTTAGGTCGATATGCATACGCAATGCTTCCCAAACTTCTGCAATAGTATCTAAATTTGTCATGCTGCCTCCTCTTCAACATCAGCAACATTACTTAGCTTATTTGGCTCTTTTTCACCAAATTCAGCCATTACTTTATCTAAACACCCATCTTCATTGCTTTCCCAACCTTTGCGGAACATTTTAATAACTTCTCCGTCGTTAGTTGTGTACGCAAGACGATTACCTTCTTTAGTAAGCATGCCATTCTTCTCAAACAAATCAAGCAACCCACTATATGGATTCATACCTGTTGAATATGGAATCTTAATCTGAAGTGATTCAAATGGTTTTGCGTAACGTGTTTTCATAATTTTACATGCAGCACGAATACCATTTACTTCTGAAACTTTGTTACCATCTTCATCTTCTTTAAGTTTAAGTTTCTTCATTGCAACAACAATACTTGATGCATACACAAAACCTTGACCACCTGAAATTTTATCATCAGGATCAAACATATCTTGTGATGCATAGGTGTGATTAGTTGCAACCATACCAATATTCAATGCACCAAACATGTTTACACAGTTACGAACAAGCGCAGTAAGTGCTTTAGGCTTACGACCCATATCACCTTTTAAATCGCCTGCATCAAACTGATTCACATCAGTGGGCGTCAATAACATGCCTAAACTATCTAACACAAATAGAACTTTAGGTCTATCGTCCGGTGATAGTGTTTTATAGTCAGCAACAAATTTACTAACAGTTTTGGCTACGTCATCAATCATAGCCATGTTTAATTTTAAAAGTTTATCTTCTGCTGTATCAACTCCTAATGCTTTGAGCCAATCTTCGTCCAAAGCGTTTTCTGAATCAATGAGTACCACAAAGATACCTTGTTGCTGAGCATGGCGTACCAAGTTTCCAGAGCAGATGTAACTCTTACCGGAACCAGATTCGCCAGCAAATACAGTGACTTTGCCAAGAGGAACGCCTTTGCTAAAATCACCGCTAATAAGATAATTGAGTGCATAATTTCCTGTACTGATCCAATCGGTCGGATCATTAAAACCTATACTAAGCCCATCAATGGACTTAGTTATTTCTTTTCTAAATTTACTAACATCAAATGGTTTAACCAAAATAGTCTCCTATTGTTTTGTAACACGATACACGCCATTCGTTTTTTTGTCAATGATTTCAGGGCAACGTTCAGCCATAATATCAATATCCCAATCATTTGGAAAATGTCTTAGTGCTGCTCTTGCCCGATCTCTAACAATGCTTGGAACTCTTGGTGTTTTGCCTGGATCACATAATTCTTCCAGCAACTTTTTTCCTTGCTTTATGGCTAGGTATCTTTCGTCAGGTAATGTCATAATTGTTCTCCTTTGGAAGGGAACGGTAGTGTTCCCTTCCAATACCCTTTATTTAGGCAGCTTTACTTTGCCTTGCACGGATCATTGCTAGAATGTCCTGTGCTTTATCGCTTGTTGGTGTTGTTGGAACTTTGACTGGCTGTGAGGCTGTTTCTGGTTCATCATCCCATGGTGCTTGTTCAGCTACGGGTGCGGTTGTGGCAGCAGTAGCTTGAACTGCTGTTACCTGTTCTTCCACCTTTGCACCTGCCGGTACATCAAGACCGTAAGGACGATAATATGCGCCCCAACGCTCTGCATCATATGGGCGACCATCTACGCTTGCTTCAAACATTTCTTTGATTATTCGTAGTTCTGCTTCACTTGGCTTCTTAGGTAAGAAGTCAGCCAAATTGTATAGACCATGTGCTGCGATGGCTTCCTGTTCTGCCTCAGTGAGAGCAGATTCTTTACGACTCCATGTGCTAGTACTATAGTCAGCGTAACCACCTTTGCTAGTTTTAGTGATACGGAAATCAAGACCACGAACAAAATCAGTTGGCATTTCTTCCATTTCAGGATCCATCAAACTAGATTTGATGATAGTAAAGATTTGTGGACTGATAATAAATCTACGAATAGGGTTCGCAGGAGTCTTATCATCACCTAGTGGGTTCTGGCGAACAAAACCTTGAAACAGATAACTACGCTTCTTCCAATACTTGTTTGCCATATCTTTTAAACTTTCGTCTTTATACCAAGGACGAACTTCTGCTAGAACAGGACAATTATCACCATACATTTCTACGCATGGTACTTGAACTTGTATTTGTTTTACTGCGCCATCACCTTTAATACCATTGAATGGAAGTTTAATGATTTGACGCTCTACCCAAAAGAAAGTATTACTTGAGTTACCATCTGGTAAAAAACGAATGATAGCATTAGTGCCTTCGTCCATATTCCAGTGTGGGTAGATTGCGTTATCTGATTGTTGAGTTGAACCAGTGTTTGATTTGTTTTCTTGCGCAGCAATACGTGCGCGGATTTCTGCTAGACTTGCCATAATATTTCTCCTTAAAAATGTGCCTAAAATTGAGCCTAAGTATGCCTATGTGTTGTCGGAGACAACTGACACATTGAAACGATTATAACACTTGTTTCAGATATGTCAATAGTATTTATCCCAGTTGCGGGTAAATAAATTATTTTTCGTTTAAACCGGAAAGTTTTTTCATTCTGGCTATCATTGGATCTACACTTTCAAATCCAACTGCGTAACCTTTAAAGGGATGTTGTTTTGGTTCTTTACCAAGTACTGGGCTGATGCCTTTTGCCTTTTTCGTTGGTCCTAACTGTTTTGCTTTTGTTTGTTGTTTGTTTAATGATTCATCAACATTTTGGTCTATACCAGCTTCGATTTCCTCTAAGTAAGCGTCAAGTATTTGTTGTACATCTTCCAAATCTATATTAACTGCTTTTGCAATTTCAGGATCACGATACCCTTCTATTGCAAGTTCAACTATTTTGCCAATTAATTCTTCATCTAATTCTCTATCATTTTCCATTACCGGAGCTGCAGGTTGTTGAGGCATTTGTGGCGCAGGTTGGGGAGCAGGTTCTTGCGGAACTTGGGCTGCCGGTGATGGTACCTGTATATCACCTTTCATAATACTTTTAATTTCATTGGCTAAATCATGTAGGTCATGGTCGTCTGTGCGTTGCGCCCAACTTAAAATAACCTCACGTGCATCTGCGTCTACATCAGTTGATGCTAACTCGTCTAGTTCACCAAATAAATCTTCATTTTCTAAGTTGTATTTTGATAAAATATTTTTTGCATTTATTGCATCATCACCAACTGGTATTTCTTCTGAAAACTGTGCTGCTAAATCTTTTATTTGTAAATTATTATGTGGCTTAAGTTTTTCATTAATTATATTGTTTGTCCATTCTTCTAATTCGGTAACCTCATCAATTTTACCTGACACTTTATGAATGCGTACTAATACCGGCATCGCTCTTTCAATACGTGGGTCTATACTGGAACTCATAAACATTTCTGCAAGATCAGGTTGACCGATTCCCATATCTTCATTAAGTGTAGGAGTCCAATTTTCAAAGTAGGTATTATACCCACGCTTACCTGCTAATTTTTGTAGTGATTCACGCAACTTAATATAATGTTCTACTCCTTCATTTACTAATACTTGCGTACTTTCGTTAAACTGTCCGTTACGTGTGGCACGTACAAATCCTGCCATACTAGTATATTCTTCAACTAAATTGTGAATATGATTCCAACGGTCATCATTTACTTTTCCACCTTCTGCAATATGTCTTGCATAGATTCTTGCTATTCCTGGTTTTTTAGTATCTAACAGAAATCTTTCTCCGTTTACGTTTTCTAAATAAATTTTTTCAACGTTTCTAAAACGCTGCATTCCCTCTTCCATATTCTTACTGTGTTGAATTTTAATTTTTACATTAGGAACGCTATCGTTTAAACTAATTCTTCTACCTACAGGATGATATCCTTCATTTATATTTTTACTATCTTCACGCTTAGCCATTTCATCCTCTAAATTCTCAATATCATCACGTTCATAACCTAATTGATGGTCATGCGCCCAGTTTTTGATATAGTTTGATACGTCATTCCATGACATACTATCTTCATCTTTACCATGGTTAGGGCTACTTAAAACATCATCTTCTACCCAAACTATTACATTTTTTTCGATTACAGCAGCATATACCTGCCCATAGTCTACATCATCCATTTTAAAATTAAATTTGAAAACGTCCGCCATTTTACTGAGAGGCACTGGTTTTCCTGCGGAATTTAATCTGACAGGTCTGAATCCTTGAGTTTTTAAAAAATTATAAAGTTGGTCTTGTAATGATTCGTTGTTTATGGGCATGTTGATAATCTCATAATAATAAGTATTTATCAGCCCAGTACTGCATAAAAGGGTAACGGGGGCAGGAATTCGTCATAGTCACGTATCTGTGATTCTAATTCACTAACATAATTACCCAAATCCTGAAGCATTCTAGTGACTAATAGAGTAGCCATCACTAAATCATCGGTTTCTCCGACTTTGGCCCTGTAAGAACCTGCATTGGCTATGAAATTTTTCATTTCACTTATAAGTGCTTTACTGTGTACTTTCATCCTTTTGGATTCGATAAGGTGCTTGAATTTAGCACAAGCTGCTAATTTAGATTTTTGTGTTGTATTGTATCCCTTACGTTTTTTGACTCCGGTTTCTGTGAGGAAAGTCCCTGATATATTGTGTTCACCATATTCTTGTAGGGAAATAAGTGCAGCTTCTCCGATAGTATTATTTTCTATACTATAATATATATTGTTTGGTTCTTTAGTAATTTCGACGATATAATCTGTGATTTGTTTTAGCAATCTTATCTGTTCTGGAATTACCGTTTGATTATGCTTCCATTCACCTGCTTGGGTAGTTGTGTTTGCTTCAAATATTTGTATTGCTGCTGGATCACTTCCTGTACCTAAGCTAGGATCAAGTGCTAATACATAAATATTACCTGGTGTTGGCTTTTTATACCAACGTACCTGACCTTGTTTGTAAATTGGATCTATTCCTTCTAACTCAAATAATGCGCTTGGACTAATTAGTGTTTCATCTGCGATAATGAATTCACAGTCCATCTCACGACGGAAACGATCAGTGCCCAACTGTGCCCGCATTTCAGTTGCCCACTTGTCATCACGTTCTGGATGTTCATGCCAGTATGCGCGGTACGCTCTAAAACCATTAACACCAACTTCAGTTGTATTACCAAACTCATCCTCTGTTTTGTTGGCCATTTTCCAAATAAGTGCGAATTGATCTTCGTCACTGTTTGGAGTACTAGTTATAATCGCTTTACCACCTGTTGATAATGTAGGTGTAATAGAAGTCCAAAACTCTTGCGCTATTGTAGGTCTAACGAATGCAAATTCGTCAAGATATAATAATGATATAGAAAGACCACGACCTGTGTTTTCAGTTGTTGTCGCACTTATGATACGACTACCATTATCAAAATCAAGTGAGCCTTTGTTATATGTTACTACCCCTGCTTTAATGTGCAATGGACAGTTCTCATATGCGTATCTGATACGTTGCATTATTTCCTGAGCACCTGCATATTTGTGTGCAGCAATAAGAATTGTACTATCAGGAACAAACATTGCATACCAAAGCAAATATCCAGCAGCACTTGTTGATTTACCTGTTTGTCTGGGCATCAATGAAATTGAGAAACGATATTTGTGATATGTTTCAATCAATCTTTCTTGAAAGTCCCATGGATGATAATTCATTGCACCCCTAGTTGGGTGTTGAATCATAAAGAAGTTATCCATAAAGTGTAGATAACCAGTTGCAGGGTCACTACATTTTATAAAATCTTCTAGTTGCTGATCATTTGCAAAAACTGTTTTTGCATAAGGGGTTTTAATTAGTGTTGACAAACTCATGAAATTATTTATAAAATATTAAATTACATTTTTACAAAGTATTTCAATCTTCGCTCCACGTTAAAGAACAGTCTGTGCGGCTTATACCGTTAGTACTTTGTACTGCAACACTGAGTTGACTTCCTGGTGGTATAGTAATACGATAGTCACTGAGGTCAATATTGAACGTACCATTAATGCCTACTATACCAGACCATATAGCAGTGTCTATAGTAAGATCAAATGTGCCAGTCACTATGCTGAAAACCTCGTTACAATAGTTGATGTTGTTGTATAGTTGTGGTACTGATAAACTAGTAGGGTCAAAAAATAGATACACATTTACTGGATCGGTTCCCTGTACGGACAAACTTAACTGTTTAATTATAGCCTCTTTGGCATTGATTACATAGTTACCGTTGTTGGCTCCTGCTAGTCCATTGGTAACTACAGAGTTTTTTATAGTCAAAACATGGTGTACAAGGTCTTTAGCTAAAGTACCTTTACTAGTATGCTTGCTTCTAGTCAATTCATTTAAGAATATGGTTCCCTCTATGGCACCGTACATACTAGCACCAATCACTGTAAGGTTTGAAGTGTTAGTAGTATTGACTGCGGCATAGGTTATCTTAAAGCTAGGATTGTCTATGTGAGGTACAACGTGTTGATTGGTATAATGTTCTCTATGTACGTAAATTAATATTCCCGACAATTGATCCTCAATAGCGTAGCTAATGGCTCCTACTCCTAACCATCGCATTCCTATTTGATAAACATTTAATTTAGTATGATCAAGATCCATGGCGCTCGGATTACGAATATCACCTGTGCCATCTAAACGATCTACATTCCAATCTTCTTGATAGGTCCAATAATCAGTCTGTGCCACACCTGCTTGTTTGACCACAAAGGTGGCCTGTGCATTACCGGTGCTGATAAAACTGAAAGTACCCGTCATTGGACCTAGTGTGGGTGCCAACCACAACATAGCACCGTCTGTTTGTTGGAATAACCAACCACCGTATCCGCCCACACGGTTAGATATAGTTTGAATAGCAACCTCAGCACTAGTGTTCGCTAGTGTAACAGTGTAGGCAACACCATTTAATGTAATAGTAGCAGTCTGTGTGGCATTTGGTGCCACAGTCATAGTCATTAGGTAGATTGTAGCCTTGCCACCTGTACTACGACATACTCCAAATCGTGTGCCGTCAAAACCAAATGCCACACGATTCTCTTGATTGGCTAATCCAACAAATTGCAAGCTGCCTGCTACACCAGTAGTAAAGGCTGCAGTAAATCTTGTAAGCACACCCTGCCCCGGACGGTAACGCATAAACCTCCTAGAGCGCAGTAGACCATAGCCTCCTTGTGTAGTTCCAGATTGAACACGAAATATCTGTGCGTTTGATCCAGCTGACGATCCTGTCCCATTGGTGTAAAGTTGTATAACGTCTGTAGTAGTTCCGTAGATAGCATCTAACTGAATAACAGCAGTAGGCGATATAGCTAGTGGTTCACCAAACGAACTTACTTGCCCTGCAACTTCCGGGCCTGCTAGTTTAGAAACAACACGAATCGTAGGTTTACCTGCAAGATCATACTCCATTGCTTTATGCAAGTTGAGTAGATTAGTTTCTTGAGGATGTATGTAATTTGTTGAATTTAGTCGTTGATCTAATCTTCCACTATGGTGCTCGGGAGTGTATAGTTGACCTGTATTTTCGCCTGCCATTTGTAATCCTTTATGGTCCTGGTGGAGTATCTACCCAAGGACGGCCTTCTATAAGACCCCCTGGATTAGGATTGTCAACAACTACATTGCCACTGTAGTATGTCGGCAATTCTGAAATATCATAATAAGGTCTACTATTACCTAATTCTAATCTTTCTAATTCTGACAGATCAAGTTTAGCAACCTGTCTATCTTCTAATGTTGTAAGCCTGGCTATTTTATTTGCTGTCCTTAGTTCTGAATCTTCTACTATATTATAACTTGCTAATGTGTTTGCTGTGTTTAGTTCTTCATTATTAAAAACTAGACTAAACCAACTAACATTACAACTAGTTGATGATTCAATTGTATTTTTTAAATCACCAACTGTATCTGTATCATCTACAGTATATGGGTCAAATTGTGCCGCATTCAATAAACTTTGAACTGTAATGTTTATGGTAGTCATTATTACTCCTTAAACTGCAGTCCAGGATATAATGGAAAGGTCGCTGTTTTTAGATCAGCCGGATGTTTGGGTCCGTTAACGCCGCCTGCTATATCTTTAATAAGATAATCTACTGACGTAACCACAGGATCAGGACTATTAGATAAGTTGTTTTGGCAATCAGGGCAATCACAATCTGAACTGCACCCACAGTCACTCGTTATTTCATTATTCGCCCCGTCTAGATTATCAATTAAATCTAGTATATCTCTTATAAATTCAGTAGCTCTCATAGTTATATTTATCTACCCTACCGTTCCTAAGTCAGGATCAGTATCCCAAGGATCCGTTTGTCCTGCTTTAAATTTAGGCTTACGTATTTTATCGGGATCTAATGGAGTCGCATTTGGATCATCTTTTGATGGGTCGTAGAGTTTGGGAGCTTTTGGCATTTGCCCAAATATTTTCACGTGTCGCTTGTAATCATCCCATGTGTCACCTATCTCTTCGGGATCTCCTTTAAGATCATTTGGAGTTCTACCATAAAACTCTTTACGTTGTTGCATCTTTTTAAAAGCATCCTGCATCTGCTTAAGTCTAGCATCATCTTCATTTAGTATTTCATGTATTCTCATAATGGTTTCTCACCTGTCATATATGGGAGACTGAACCATAACTTAAACCATTCAGGAGTGCCCGGTTGTATATTATGCTTCTTCATCATTTCTCCCTTCTCTGTACCTGTCACACTCATATTCATGCCACCAAGTGGACTCATGTTTGGTAACCCTGCAAGTTTTTTAAGCTCTTGCAGGGTTGTTTCTTTAGTTTCAGGAAGGTCTACTGATTGTAACTTAGTGTAACCATTCATTAACTGTGCTTGTTTCCATACATCAAAGGTCATGATGTATTTAGCACATTACTTAACGTCTAATGGTCTTCTTTTAGTAGCTAGAATTGCGTAGTATTTCTCTCTTGCTTTGACAGGATTGCCATCGTCATCAGTTCCAACAGTCAAATCAAACTCAATATTGTTGAATTTCTCAACATCAAATCCTGTACGTACAAGTAATGCTGCTAATTGACTTGATCCCAAAATGCTATAGTGATTAGGATTGTTTTCGTGCTTTCTATCACAATCTGGTGCGGGCACTTCAATGTAAATTGATGCATTTTGTTTTAGTAAACGATTGTATTCCATCAAACTAAAGATAGGGTATGGACTATGTTCTAATGCATGTCGTAGAAATATAAAATCTACGCTTTCATCATACCAACCATCTTTCTGTGGGATAAAGCTTAAATCATATGCTTTAATTGTATGACCTTTGCTTTCGCATAGTTTAATATCTTCAGGACTTAGTGTTACCCCAGTCACGTTAGTATATTCACGTGTTTTCATTTCATCTAGGAAGTAACCAGGTCCACAACCTAAATCAAGAATGACTGCATCTTTTGCCATTTCTAATGGATCAACATATGCTTCAACTACTTGAGTTGTTAATGATTTATGAAAGCCGCTTTCGCCCTCAGCATAGATATGCGAGGCGTATAGCCATTCATTGTAAAATTTGAGTTTGATTAAGTCAAGGGTGTTGTTAATATCTATCATACAAATCCTAAAAAAGTATAAACTTACTTATTCAAGATTTGATGTGTATATTATTTTCCAAACCCTTTGAATGCTTGAACTGGGCTAGATTTATTGGTAGTATCTAATTCCATACTACGTAAATTACCATGATTAGAGTCTTTTAATTTAGAACCAATTGATTTTGCTGCTTGTTTCATCATGTCTTGTTCTAGTTTTGTGTATGGTTGGGCAGAATTATCTTTACCTATCCAACTTTCTGCATCAACTGGTAGTAGACTTCCTGATCCATCTGCCATAGCTACAGCCATCATCATACGATTTAGTTCATACATTCTATCGTATCCGTCAGGATCACGAAATAGGTCAACTCCAACTGTCGCTTGTTTCTGACGTTTGGTCATTTTACCTCTTTTCTTCTGCTCTACGATAAATTCTTTTGCTCTCATTAGGTATCAATCTTATATGAAATGTTATGTGTGATAGTGGCACTTACGAATGGGGACACAATAACTCTAACACTATTTGCGGATACATCCATATCGTATGTTGTTACTGCGTTTCCAGATATTAATGTGTTAAACGCAGTAAAAGAAACATTCGCTCCATCATTACTCAATGACGCAACCAGTGTTACTGTTTGACTATTGTTACTATTTGCTTCTCTGCTAGTCAAATCAAATTTTCCTGCACTAAATTGACTTGTTGGTACTGCATATATTGCTATCGGTGAAGTTGTGTTTGTTATAAACGTATGAGTATCAATAGTCGTGTTAGGACTTGCACCATAGTTTATACCTCCTACAACTATATCTGCTTTAAGCGAGGGGAACACTGCAACATTAAAGTTCATAATGTTTGCATCTTCGGTGATGTTTATGTTACCAATGTTTAAAGCATTAGGACTTAAATATAGATTACCTACTTGTCTAACAGGATCTCCAATAGTCATTGCATCATCTACTAGTGGCATAATATTTGCCCCTATATAGAAGTTGCCCTCATCATCATTAAAATTTAGGTTTGTACTTGATGAAAAAGAGTTTGTAATTACGTTTCCATTGACTGAAACTAACTTAAATTGAACATCCCCATTTGATCCGGACGGTGTAAGATTACTCGCTACTGCAAAATTATTATTGATTTTGATGTATGCTACACGTAATGGATCACCTGATCCGTCGTTTGGAAGTGAACCTACATTAATTACTTCATATGCCATTTCAGAGTCCCGTTTATCTAGTATTTATGCCCAAGATAAATAATAGACTATGAAAAAACTACTCACTATCCTATTATTAACATACTCAGCTAGTCTTTATGCTGCTAAAACTCCCCAAGGAGCTACATATGATGCGCAGATCCTGCGAGTTAGCGACGGAGATACAATCGTTATTTCTGCCCCCTTTCTTCCTGCCCCATTAAAGCCTGAACTCGCAGTCAGAATTTATGGAGTAGATACCCCTGAAAAGGGACATCGTGCCCAGTGCCCCAGTGAAAATGACAGGGGACTAGCAGCATCTAAATTTACAACAAACGCTGTCGCAAAATCTGTGAAACGTCAGGTTGTATTATACGGTTGGGATAAGTTTGGTGGCCGTGTGTTAGGAGATATACTACTAGACGGTCAAAGTTTACGTTCTATGTTAATAGCTAATGGATTTGCTAGAGAATACTTCGGAGAAGCGAAACAAAGCTGGTGTAATTAATTACTTACCAGCGTTTTCGTAGATGTTCTTCTGTATTTGATACCAGTCTTGCCAGCCCCTAGCGATAACTGCACATTCGTAATATAATGTGTAGTTATTAGCTACATTAGTAGCAATCTCACTTAACTTAGCATCTTCTTTAACCTGTGATAATGCAGGGCACTTTGTCATTAGCATATCAGGTGCATCAGGAAACTTAGCTTTTACGGGCACAGTAGTAGAACACCCTGTTAATAACAACATAGAAATAATAATTATTTTTTTCATTTGTTTGGCTCCTGAGCCGCATCATTTAATGCTTTATAGAATTCCTTAGGAATTTCACACTGTCCTCCGGGCATGAATTTTGTATCGTATTTTACAATTTCTTTGTCAATATATTTTACAATATCACGACCACGTGTTTTAATATATTCTTTCTTCACTACTATTTTTTCAACTAATTTCACATTTTCTTGAGCAGACTTAGCTTCTGCTTCAGCCATTTTCTTCTCCATATCAGCCACTTTTAGTTGCCAGGCTTGCTCGTTAAGAATAGCCCCTTCCATAAATATCCCAAACGTCAGTAAGACAATTGATATAATTTGAATTGGTAACTTATATTTATTAACTAAAGGAATAAAGGCTAGCAAGAATCCAGCTATTATTCCTATTACTCCTGCTAATGTTATTGAATGAAAGACCCAGTCGGGTGTAAATGATAGTATCCACATGCAGTTATTTATCACCGAAGCATTCAAAATCCTTTAACCAATAGTAATACTTAAGAAAACCCTCTTCTACATTGATTTTAGGATAATAATCAAAGTCTTTTATAGCTTTCTCAATACTCAATCGTCCTCGTTTAGGAAAACTTAAGTCTCTAGGACCTACAATAAGTTCTCCTTTACCTGCAATCTTAATTGCTAATTCTGCTGCTTGTTTTAAAGTCCACATCTGATCCGCACTACGGGTTATATTGTAAATTTGATTTATTGTGTTATTGCTTAATGAGGCCTGAACAATACCTTCTGCTGCATCATCTACGTATGTAAAGTCTAATACTTCATCTGGTCCATTAACCTTTAAGGTTTGTCCTCGTATAGCCCCTAAAACAAATTTGCTAACAACCCTATCTTCCACATCAAGCTCGCCGTATACAGCACTAGGACGAATAATAACGTGTTCAATATTAGTCCTACGACTATAATCTTGTACAAGTTTCTCTCCCATAAGTTTAAAGATACCATACTGACCTATAGGATTGCACGGACTATCTTCTGTTACATCATGTTCAAAGTCCCCGTAGACCATACTTGAACTGATATACACAAATCTTTTTACATTATTCTTTATTGAGGCTTCTAGTAGATTAGTAAGACCCTCGCACATAACTCTCGCCCCTAAGGCTGGATCCGCTTCTACTGCTTTTTGTCTAGGATAGCTAGCACAATGTATTACTAAATCAGGTTGAAAATTTCTGAAAATTAAATTGATATTATGAATATCAACTATATCAACAATATAATTTTTATACTTGCTAATTTTTAGCCTACGTGCATTTATTAAGGAATCAATTTGCTGCTGAGGTATAAAACCATAATTAGTATGACTATCAATAATAATAAGTTCGTGATCATTTTCTAATTTACTTACAATGTTATGTCCTATTAGGCCCATACCACCAGTCACTAATATCTTCATTCGTATTTAAGTTTATAGTATGTCAATTGTTCGTCGGTCATTTGAGTTGTAATCGTATATTGCCAACCATACTCAAAGAAACTTCTGTGCCACGTAGGTTCTAATGTATTATTCATTACCCAATTTCCTTTATCAGATTTTTCCCATTCATATAAAGTTTGCGCAGCCCATAAATCAGGATCTTCTACATCGCTCATATTAAATTTATGAACGGTTATTGTTCTCATACTGCCATTGGAGCCTTTAATGAGCCATGAGATTGATAATCTTCTAGATGTATGTCATCCATTGTAAATTTAGTGATATCTTTTACGTCAAAACTTAGAAATAATCTTGGCAAAGGATACTCTTCCCTTGTCAACTGCTCTTTAACTTGTTCAACATGGTCTTTATAGATATGTGTGTCGCCCATACTGATTATCAATTCACCTACCTTTAAATTACATACATGTGCAATCATATGGGTAAGTAAAGCGTAACTAGCAATATTAAATGGAAGACCTAAAAATACATCAACACTACGTTGATACATATGACAACTTAGTTCTTTGTTATGATTGACATAGAATTGGCTCATAACGTGACAAGGAGGTAGTGCCATATCCTCTAATTCAGCAACATTCCATGAACTAAGTATATGGCGTCTGCTATGTGGATCTTCTTTAATTTGTGTTATTAAAGTTTGCAATTGATCAATAGCAACACGAACTGGTGGCTTATCTGTCTTAACCCAATCACGCCATTGTACACCATATATGCGACCTAAATCGCCTTCAAACTTTGCCTTATGTTTCCAATATGGTGCAAGTGCGTTCCATGTCCATATTGTTACTGTTCCATCACGTGTACCATGTGTTAGTTCTGCAAGTCTACGCTCGTCGCTTGAACCTTCGATAAACCAAAGTAATTCAGCGACACATGCTTTCCAAGCCAACTTTTTAGTTGTGATGGCTGGAAAGCCCCTACGCAAATCAAAGCGAACACTACGTCCAAACACACTATAAGTGCCAACGCCAGTTCTATCATCTTTAATTTCTCCGTTTTGTAAAATATCTTCTAAAAGGTCATGATATTGTTTCATAATCTACTTAAAATCCTATCAGTTTCAGGTTGTACTGTTTCAGCAATAGTTTCAATGTTAAGTATAAACTCAAGATTTACTATATCATCATCTAATTCATATAACTTTTTATTCACTAATTCTTCAATATGATTAGGATCTAATCCTTGTTTAATTAAAGAATTAATATTAATTGTATGTTGACGTTTACCTTTTAATTTAATTACTATCTTTTTTACGAATTGTATTGGGATTCTATTTTTTTCTACACCTTCTAAAATATGTTCCCACTTATCAAAAAAATTAGGCGACATTCTTTACTTTTTTAGCTTTCACTGGTTTTGTAGTAGGCTTAACAGTTGATGGTGTTAATGCTTTAGCTTCTTCTTTTAAACGTTTTGCTTCGGCTAATAATCCATTAGCTTCACGTTCCATTTTTTCTGCCTGCTCTAAACGTTGTTGTGCTAGTGTTGAATCATCTAATGCACCAGGTGATGCACTTGGATTAGATTGTCCTTGATTACGCATTCTACGTGCTACATCAGCTGGATCTTGCAACCCACTGCTTGCATCAATTTCTGCTAAACGTTTTACTGCAGCTTCTCCCAATGCCATTTCATCAAGAATCTTGTTTAATTCTTCTAATTTAATTTTTGTGTTAGGCTGAGGGGTCATTACAACTTGTGAAGTTTGCATCTTTTTTAAGAGTCCTTCACTATGTAACACTTGCAAAATTATTTTACCATCTTGTGTGTAGCTTCTGTTTAGTGCATCTGCTAAGTTTTCACTATTTTGCCCAATATCGCTTTCAACGCAACGCATCAACGAATCATGCAAATGAGCATTTAGTATTTCAGTGTAAACTAACAAACACATATGAGGTTCACCTGGAACCTCTCTAAATATTACAGCAACTTTTCTATCGCCAACTTTCCCGACGTGTCTCATGAAACTCATATTGTTCTCCTATAGGCTTATAAGCACAATTATTTAATTGTAAATGCCTACTGGGAGAATTTTTATGTCGATGAGCCTGCCCAAAGTAATTCGTACATTGTTGCATCTTTTTGATCTTCAAAACATACACACAATTCGATAGTTGTAAGCATACCCGATCGATCTAAGGGCACAAAAGCATATCGCCCGTTTGTTTTATTTTGTACCCATTGTTTACTCTGAAAATTTAGTGGAGTTGGACACTTGATGAAATGGCGCGGAACGAAATCCAATTCTCGTTCAGCAAACCAAATTATTGGATTTATAATCATACAATCAATCTTTTATCCTTGTCGGATAATCGGTCACTATAAATTTGTTGACCGTTTTTACGAATGTAGTCTACAATACCTTGAGGTGCTACCTCAAAACTTTCTCGTAACATATTTTCGGTTATATCACTTTCGCAATCAAAAACATATATTTCATAATTACGTTGAGGGTTGTTTCTTGCCCGTAGCAATAAATGATTTAATGGAATTGATTCAGGTAAAGGCAATTCCATTAATGTATTGTATGTGCATTGTTGCATATATTGTGTAACATTGAATAGACTTTCAAGCCCATAACAATCCCACACAGCCAAATATTGATTAGTCTTGTTCATCATCATTTCCTACTTTACTAATAAAATAAGAAATTCCATAAACAAAAATACCCAACATACTTAAAGTAAGCAATACAGTTAAAATGTCATTCATAATACTCTCCTAGTTATGTTCATCATAAATTGCATACGTACCAAATGGGGGATTAGGATCTTTGTCACCATGAATGATCCATGTAGTGTCACAGTATTCTGCATCACCCCAACTACCACAAGGATAACCATCTGTGAAAACAATCAAACGTTTTGGCACATTACCAATTTCTTTGAGGTAATCAAATATTGCAGTAAAGTCAGTGCCTCCACCACCTTGTGGATCGTATTCATCAATTGTATCAAGATTCTCGCTAGTGAAATCTTTTGGATTATAAATGTCTGTATCAAAGCAGAATACATGAACTTTATAACCATCAAATGCATCCATCATACCTGCAATCTCACTTAAGAATGCCTTTGCTTGTCTATCACCAATTGAGCCGCTCATATCAAGTGCAACAACAACATCAATTTCTTCACCTGGAGTCATGCCAGGCATTACTGCATCCATATGCCAACCACGGCGACTAGGTCGCATCCAACTATAGTCAGTACGAATAGCACTAGTCAAGTTTGTTTGAATCAATTCACGCCAGGGCATGACAGGGTTAGTAACATCTTTGATAAGACGTTCAACACCTTTAGGCAATGAACCTGCTTCAGCACTTTGTGCAGCCTGAAGAATTGCTTGTTTCATTTCCTGACGGATTTCTTCTTTTTCTTCGTCACTTAATTTTGGACGTTTACTTTTGCCATCAGTATCACCTTCATCCTCGCCGTTGCCTTCTCCGTCACCATCCATGTGGTCGTCAATGAGTTTGTCCAACAGGTCATCGATGTTAATCTTTTGAACATTTTTCATCAGATCATCATAGATAGCTTCAGCAGCCATGCCATCATATTTGTTTTCATACAAACAAGGCACAGTAGTAATAAAGTCACCAACCTTGTGACGTTTTAGGTCTGCGTTTACAGCATAGTCATCAGCAATATTCCAAATCTGCGGATCACGTGTACCTCGACGATTCATATGATCGTACACTACATGCAACACTTCATGACCAACTAGGAACTCTACCTCTTTGGTCTTTAGCATCATAATAAAACGTGAATTGTAATAGAAACGTTTGCCATCAGTAGCAGCAGTACTGCACCACTCATCAGCATTAACTAATTGTAATCTGGTTGCAAGATTACCAAAAAAACTGTGACGTAATAGTAGACCAACACGTGCAGTAACCAATCGCTCACGTGCCTGTGCGTCAATTTTTGGGTCAGTAGGTCCTACAAGATTTTCAAAATCTTTGCTGCGTTTTTTCTTTTTCTTAGTGGGTGCGATAACATCACTCATAATATGCTCCTATAGAATTAGTTTTATTATTATAGTACATTATAGATTTATTGTCAAATCAAGACCTTTAAAAAAGGGTGAGAATATTTCTACTCCCACCCAAATGGTATATTTACATATACCAGGAGCTACTTAAGAACCTGCTTCAACAATGTACTTACCATATTTCTTATGGAAGTCATCAAAGTTTTTCAACTGACTAGGTTCAATCGGAAGCTTGTATGTCTTAAGTGCAATTTTTGCACTAACGACAACTAGTTCAGTTTCAAAATTATTCATTGCATACGCAAAGAAATTATCAGCCATTTCGTGGAACTTTTTCATGTCCACTTTCTTATTGTCAACTGCCTCTTTCAATTCATAGCACATTGAAATCGCAAGTGAGTACATAGCGGAAACTTCTTTTACTTGCAAATCTTTTACTTTGCCTGCAAGAATATCACTTGGTTCAGGCATTTTACCTGCAAGCTTACGGTGTGCAGCAAACTTAACTGCAAGACCTTCACCAATTGCACCACTGATAAGATTGAATTGCGTATCAGTGTCCGATGTTTCATCTTGTAGCAGATCAGAAACAAAGCACCAAGTACGTGGAGTAGCGAATGCACGACTTGAAGATTTATTATCAAAATCATACAAGTCTTGCTTAGCAAACGAAAGATAACCAACTACATCCTTGTGAATTTTCTTGTCAACAGCCCACAACTGCCATGCATTAAAGTCGGGACGCATTTCAAGGTGAACAAAACGATTCGCAAGCGGCATCGGCATACGATAAGTAACACCTTTGTCGCTATCACGATTACCTGCTGCAACAATCACAACATTGTCAGGCAGTTTATATTTACCTACTTGACGATTGAGAACCAACTGATAACCTGCAGCCTGAACAGCAGGGGGTGCAGAATTCATTTCATCTAGAAAAAGCACCACGATAGGATACTTACTTGCAAGTTCCTCGTCAGGCAAATCGACTGGGGGAGCCCAATCCATCTTACCGTTGTCTTTATTAAAGTATGGGATACCACGAATGTCAGTAGGTTCCATTTGCGCCATGCGCAAATCAATCATAAGACCACCTAGTTCCTCAGTGACCTCAGCAACTACTTCAGACTTACCAATACCGGGCGGACCCCATAGAAAAACGGGTCGCTTAATTTTGAATGCACTCAGCAATGCCTTGCGAGTTTGAATACTAGTGATAGTATGATTGTCAGATACTTTTGCCATACATAGCTCCTAAAAAAATATTATTTGATGCGAGAATTTGAATTATAGTATAAGACAGATTTACTGTCAAAAGCTTGTTTGCCCAATTATTGTGTCGCCTCTAGTTCTTGGATTTGTTTGTAAATTGCCCAACGCTGGAGATCGATTGCTAGATTGGTTTCTTCATCAAAACAACCAGACTGCTCATCTAAATGAACCAATTCTTCGTATAGGACATCAATTAAATTTTGGTCACTCATAATTTTATACCTCAAACATACTAGCAGATTGTGCTGCCAATTTTTTAATTGCACGACCAGCAGCCTCACGACTGTTAGTAAATGCGTAATCATCACTAAGACTATTAAAGCCGTGATACAATTCCCATTTACCATCAACTAACCATTCAACCTTAACATCATATGCAGTATCGAACGGTGAACCGTCATGTACGATACGAACCTTACCAAAATCATTTGCTACATACATATTCTTCTCCTTATGCCCAAGTAATTTCTTTTGCGGGAAATTCAATCTTACCATCAAACTCAAGTTGGTCACGCTCAAACTGTGTGAGGAACTCGTTATCAACCAACTCCCAATCAACGATTGTTTCTACAATATAATCGTCAGCCCTCTCAATTTGTTCACGCAAAACCATTACAGCGGTTGTTGCTTCTTCTTGATCCCAAATACCAGTGACAACATACTCATCGCCACCCTTAGCTTTCCAATAAGCATCCTTACCTTTGCCAATAGAACCATCTTCGTTCCATGCATAGTTTTCAAAAACTTGGGTGTAGATGACTACTTTCATTTTATACTCCTATTGTTTGACTATACCGTTATTATATAACCTTTTGGATTTATTGTCAACCAAAAAGTGTTATCAATCCAGCAACGTCATATAAGCTTCGGCGTTGTTGTCGATGAACCAATTGATGCCCTTGCGAACACCGTTGTAATCTCCCATTAATTCGCAGCCCTTAAGATAGTCATAAACAGCGACTTCCTCAGGGGTAAGCATACAAGTTTCGC